AATGTTCGTATCCATGAGGTGGGCTTGATACCCAAAGGCGCGGTCGCATATGGCCGGGTTGCAATAGCGTATGTCCAGGGCGAAAGCCTAAAGGCTATTGCGGTGTGTCTTGCACTATCAAAAACCCGGACTGAAATCATGCGATCGCCAATCCCATAATCGTGAAATAGGCAAACTCTGCCAGACGCACCGCCTTTGATTCCTCAACCGCCTTGCCAGCCCCATAATAAACCAGCCCCATAGTCAAGGCCGCAAGGCTGGATAAGGCGTAGGACAGAACACCACCGAAATAAATCCCGAGGGCAATAAATACCGGAATAAACAGCGTTCCACGCACCGTCATAAATGCCACGCCAGCCAACCTTGCATTGCCCCACTTATTATACGCCCAATTGCCCGCATAATCCGCAGGCCAGAATTCCCTTTCCGCCGGATTGTAGCGGCCAGTGATGGCGGCAAAGCCCTTACCCCACCCAAGCAATAGGCCCAGATACAGGCCAACCCCAGCAATCAGCGCCCCTATGCCAGCAGCTTGCCAATCGAGTCCTGCCAGTAATAGATACCCTCCGTAACCAGCAACCATAATGAGTACAGATAACACCCTACCAACATAACCACCTCCATGTGCTGCACGCGCTAAACCAAAAATTAATGCAAGAATGAAACTCATATAATCACCTCCTCCTGATGCCAGTCAGTGCTGCGGCCCTCAGGCCCGAAATCAATAGATTTGATCCATCCATCCAAGTGCAATTGCACGATATACCCAACGCCATATGGCCCCACATACTCATCCACCTTTATGCTGCCATCGGGGAGTTCATACGAAAGCTGCTGGTATTTTCCATGTTCAAGCAAATACGCCGCCTGTGATTGCACAATAGAAAAGATTGTGTCCTGACATGCGGCCTCAAAATCCTGAATATTCTGGGGAATGGTCATGGTATGGTACTCGATGCGGTTGCGGTATTGTTGTTAGTCCATGCGGTTGCCAGAACCCCGTCATGGGTCACTACGCCACCCGCCACGTCAAGCGTAGACCATAGTCCGGTCAATCCGGTGACACTGAGCGGCGCACCTGCGTTATAGAGACTTGTGATGAGCGGCAATGAACTAGAGAAAAATGAGGATTGATACTGGAGTCCATTGGAAAGATTGCTCCCGGTGCTGCTCTGCGCCCCCACGGAAATTGCGGCTGAATTACTAAATATTGCCGCGCTCGGATTTACCCTATTACTAAAGGACGTAACCTCAGTCCCATTAACCCATACGCGCATACGGTCATTTGCCGTAGCATTTGCAGAATCATACCATACGAGTACATGATAGTATGCTGATGTGCCGCTATAAGTCGCGCTCGTTATCAGTCTACCGGTGGCACTACTACCATCAGAACTTGTAGAAAACAATAATGTATTATCAGACGAGAATTGTAATGTAAATGAATCGCTAGCCCCGTTATGACCCATGATGCCCGCATTAATTCCTGCCGATGCCCTCTTAATCCATGCGCTAACTGCAAATTTTGCGCGGTCATATGCGCCAAAATTGGCGCTAGACATAGTGAGATATTGCGAACTGGCGCGGACAAATTGAATCGACTGGGTGGGAACAGACCCGCCTCCACTGGCAGGTCCAAAATTACATACGGGAAACAGCATTATTGTAACGCCACCACGTTAAGGAGCGTTTTGCTATTGAATACACTGATAAAGCATCTGAACGCATTAGTATTAGTAGTCGTAAACGCGCTCCCCACCACCTTGGTAAATCCCGAGGTAGTAACAGTTCCGGCAGAACCATTATTGGTAATGTCAAGCTGAAGGCTTGTATTATTGCTCGGGGGCGCAAGAGTAAACGCTCCGCCATTTACGCACCGCTGCAAGTTTCCGTTGGCGGGGTCGGGCGTGAACGTACCGCTAGATTTCGTGCCAGCATCGTAGTCGGCCTGTATAAATCCGCTGGTGAGTGTCGCACCATTTCCGGTAGTGAGAACGGTTGAAGATGCCGCAGGAAACGCAAAAGAGGTGCTATCTGTTCCGGTAAATGTGAGGGTGGCTGTAGCAGTAAGGGTTTTTCCATCCGCAATGGTAAGCGTGGCAGAAGTGGCTGGGGCGGTGATTGCCACTTTATTTATGGATGTTGCGCTCGCCACTCCTAGAATCGGAGTTGTTAAAGTAGGAGAGGTCGCAAATACTAATAGGCCACTTCCCGTCTCATCGGAAATAACGGATGCAAGTTGAGCGGAAGTAGTGGAGGCAAATTGACCTAGATTATTAGAAAGGGTCGCCACTGTTCCTGATGTTGGAAGAGTGAGCGAAGTAGTAGCGGAAAGGGTGAGCGTAAGGCCAAAGTTCCCGGAGAAGGTAAGTGTATTGGCTGCATTGTTCGCAACCCCCGTTCCGCCATATGCCGCCCCTATCGCAGTACCTTGCCATGTGCCACTCGCAATAGTTCCCAGCGTAGTAATACTAGATTGCCCAGCATAGGTCGCCGCAATGTCAATAACGGGATTTGTGGAGCCGTTGCTTACGCTTATTCTATCAGTAGTTCCCGATGTAATCTGGTCGCCACTGTTGCTTCCCGATATCGTAGCGTCTCCATCTACCGTGAGCGTCTTGGGGCTAGTTCCCCCTGCAATCGTGAATCCAACCGCAGCCGCAGTAAAGGTTAGGGCATTAACCGTAGACGGAGTAATCGCTCCAAGGGCAAGCGTAAGATTCGGGGCGGTGGTCGGGTCTGTAACCATCCCCATAATGCCATTGGCATTCGTAAAGGAAAAACTGGTCACGGTTCCCGCATTCCCCGCATTGGGGACGGTGGCTTTTAACATTTATGTTACCTTTATGTGACTAAATCAGATAGCCGATTAAATCGACTGCGAGAGTCTGGGAAGTTCCAGTAGCAGCTCCCGTAAGATTGAAATAAATAATCTCACCCGCCGAGGTAATAAGAGATGCCCCCATAATGGGCTGCTGGAAAGTATTGGCTGGAGCCAGCAACGCGGTCATGTCTTGAGCAGCAGATATATTGCTGGTTCCCGCAATATTCCCGATCCCTCCAGATGCACCTATACTGATAGCGGCTGCCGCAGTACATCTAACTACATATCCCGTGACCACAGCTTTCTTGCCCGTAGGAACCGTATATAAAGCCGTATTCTCTACAGATTTTCCGTTGATGGCCGCAGTGACGGAAAGGGGTGCTGCCAAGAAACTAACTGCGGTTGGAGATGCCTTCAGCATATTCAGCTACCCGTTCCTTGATCGACATAGATAGTAGCGGTGCTGGATGCCGTAATCGCAGCGATGTGGGTATAATCCTCTTTATCGAGCGCCATGATGATCCCGGGCGGAATTCTCCGGCCATTAGCGGGGGTTCCATCAACCGGAATTACCGCAGCAATCGAGCTATCTCTGCCCAAGGCAATAAACACGTCTACAAGCCCGGAATTGCTGATTAGGAAATCGAATGCAGTATTGTTACCGGTAAGGGCTGGAAAGGCCACGGCCTTGCTCGTACTAGTGGCATCAATCGCGATGCCGTCACCTTTATAGGCAAAGTTTCCGATGCGTTGGATGCTTGAGTAATTCTCGGTACGGGTTGGATTGATAGTCATTTAGTTCTCCTTTTATCGTCTAACGCTTATGTAATTGAGGCCGGTCTGGTTATTATCTCCAGCCCATCTCGCCGTGCCTGAGGGGGTCTTTCCGATGACGGTTAGATAATTGAATGCCGCAGAGGAAACACCCGCAACGGTTCCGGTTTGGGTCGCGCACTGATAGTAATCGGAGGTTGTAGTGGTGACTCCCAAGCGCCGAATATCCGTAGAAGTAGAGTTCTGCCCGAGGCCAGTAACCACCACAACAGGAGGACTTCCCGTTACCAATACCTGTGCAGTAACGGTGCATAACACCCGTTCATTTGGCCATGCTACATACTGGGCGCGCGTAGTGGTAATTTCCACAAAAGTGGTACTAGTGGTGGTAGCATCCATCGCAATGAAAGTGCCGCCCACAATGCCGGTTTCATTAAACCAACTCCGGGTGTATCGCTTCGTGCCGTCATCTGCAAATGCCGGACCCGTATCAATATAAACCATGCCAACTAACGTGCGCGTGGCATCTCCGGATTTAATCATAAGCCCGGTTCCAGTTTCAGGGGTATAGGCCGTAGTAGAGCCCTCCAGCGTCATCGTGCTAGAGTTCATATATGCGTAGATATAGTAAATTGTTGCGGGGGTTAGTCCGCTTGGAGCCAAAGTCACGCCCGCATCCGGTATCGTCTGATTCGCGCCGTTTATTGTGAGGATATTGCCATTCCAAGGAGTGAGCGTCACAACACTGGTGCTGGTGAATACCAACTTGCATTGCCCCAACGCCTGAGAGCTGGCAGTTGTGGTGGAGCCCGTAATCTGATCCCAGATGGTATTGCCAAGGGCATCCAGCACCAATTGTCGATACTGACCACTACCCCAGATAACCGCCTCGCCAGCCGCATCAAGCACTACGGGATTGGTGTTCAGGATAGTTTGACCTTCATCTTGCCATGTATTTTTAAGCGTAGAGGTGTTTGGAATATAGAAATAAACACTCCCCAATGCCAGTGGCACGCCATCAGCATCAAGAAATTGCTGCTTGCCATTTGGTAGCTGCACTGCCATAATTAGAGTCCTTTTGTTAAAAAATGGTTGACTTATGTTGCTGTTTCTGCTCGCCACACTTCAGCTCGGCGGCGTACTCTTTTTTTTCTGCTGGGTGCTTTCCATGGGGCCACCAGAAATGCTTGTTCCGGGGATTATTATCTTCGGCGGTGTAATAGCTTATGTTCTCTGGGGCGCAGAAATAGCATCTCGCGAGACCACAAACCTAAGGCGCAGGCTGCGCGAGTCGGTTCGTGTTTACTGCGCTAATCGGGGAATAGCTGCGTCCGAGACTGTTCAGAATGATGTTGCTGAGAGGGCTCTCCGCCGCATCCAAAGCAGCCCCATTCTCAAAAGCGGACTGGAGTAGACGGTTTTTGTACCACTGGCTATTTAATGCCGACGATGCTGCGCGTCCACTGACTCCAAGCGCTCCTGTGGCCGCCAGAAGAGCCCCAGCAGTCTCCATGTCTCCTGTCATTGCAGCGCCCCCTGCGAGTGTAGCCGGAAGACCGAGGGTTTTTAGTGCGGCTATTCTTTCTGCCGTTCCGCTTGAAGGTGGCTCTTTCAAAAACCGCTGCCCTATCTGGGCAAGTTCGCCTATGTCGCCCGCGCCTGTATAAGCCATATTCTTATAAGACTTTTTCACCGCCCCCAAAAGAGCAGCCGGATTAATTTCGCCCTCTATACCGGCCTTTGCTGCCAAATCCTGAACAGTACGCATATTCTTCCACTGCAACCGAGCAGTGCGGAGGGCATCTATAGTTTCTGGTGTAGCAGACCTTTCAAGTCCATCATCCAAAGTATCCCTTAATTGATTGGCATAAAACCGGATATTGGAATCAGAGCTTGCCATCGCGCGATCAAGGGGGCCGTTCCTTCTGGTAAGTGCCTGATAAACATCTCCGGTGATTTTTCCATCCTTAATTTTAGAGAATATATTTTTAATCTGATTGGCAATCGGTCTATATTCACTCTCGGCAACTGACAACTGCGCATCGTCCGCGATTTGATTGATACCGCGCACCAAATCATCATCGATATCTATCGCGCTATTTTTGGCCACTTCATTAAATACTTTTCCAATTCTATCTTTTGCCTGAGACATTACTTCTGGACTAAGATTGTCCGCCTCTTCCCCGAAGGTCTTGGCAACTGCTTTGGTAAATGCAGTGCGTGCCGCCTCATCCTTTTCAAGATTTCCGGTAAGCGGAAGCTTAGAAAGAAGGGAGTCCAAATGCTTGATAAATGGGCTATTGGAAATTTTCGCGCCACTAATCGGAATTTCATATTTATCTTCGGCTACCTTGGCAAGATTGGCCACATCACTGCGTATGCCACCGCCAGTCAAAAGATTCTTTGCCGAATTGTAGCCCCCTACCGCAACTGATGGAGCCATTGCACCCAAGATGCCTGCGGCAAATTGCTCGCCCGGACTTCCTCCGCCTTCTCGAACATAACCGGACGCACCCATTCCTGTTACCGCGCTACCACCCTGCATAGCGGGATTGGAGGCCATTACATTGCCGACTCCCTGCGCCACTGGGCTGGATGCATTCGCAAGGGTGCTCCCAATTCCTATGCCAGTTCCAGCTCCGGCCACTCCTCGCGTCATGTCCCCAAAAATGCGCTCCGTTCTGGTTTCGGGCCGTGGTAAGCCTGCCTGCGTAAGCGCATTTGAGATTGCTTGGTTCTGCTCTGGAAGTGGGCTTATATTTGATCCGGTTAATTCATTTACACTCTCAATTCCCATATTGATGGGAAGCCTTATAGCCTCCGATGCAAATGCCGGAAGCGCCATTGCCCCCTCTATCCCATATCGGGCAGTAAGACCAAGTTGCCGCGCACCCTCTTTTAATGCTCCGCGAGGCTTCCTTGGCCTCTCTTCCGGCACATACCCCGCATATGCATCCGGGGTATCATTCTCTTGGCCAACGTATGAGTCGAAAGCATCCATTTTAATGGATGCAGGAACGGCTGGCTCCTGCGAGATATACGCATCAAAAGCATCACTCGGCATTTTGTGCCCTCTTATCGGGTATCCAGCCAACATCTACTGCGGTATTAAATACCTCGCGCAGCTTTTCTTTCTCGTTTTTAGTCATGCCATTCAGCATTGATTTAATCTCTTTTGGTGACATGTATTGCATTTGGAAGGCGCGTGGATCGAAATGCTGATTGAAGGTTTTAGAGAATTCCCCATAACTTTCCGGTCCATTGACCTTTTGCCATTCCTGCCACGCACTGTTTTTGGCCGATATTGCGTCCTCATTGCCCTTAAGTAAGGCGATAATCTTTTTGTTTCCATAATTGGATAGGAAGCTGTTGGGGCTTGCTTTTCGGGCGGAGTCTAGTTTGTCATCCGTTCCGGTTCCTCCCAATGCCTGGAACTGCTGCTGGGCTAGTTGCGTGGAAAGTTTGTCGAATTCTTCCTGCGATGCTACGCGGTCGGAATTTACACCGAACAAACGATTGGTTCCGGCCAGAATGGTTTTCCATCTATCGGCTCCGGGACCCGAGTTGAAATCTCCCAAGGCCCCCTCCATCTGCCCAAGCAAAGCCTTCCGCTGTGGAACACTATCTGCCGTCTGCTGAAGCTGTACGCCTTGTTGCGCACTGGCCTGTGAAGTAACATTAGCCGCCGCCTCTTGCCCTAGCCGTGGGCCAGCCGGGAGAGTTGGAGGAAGGCCTTGCGCCGCCATGTTTCTGTCGCGCGGACCATAGATATTTGCACCCGGCTCAATCGGCTCGCTCTGCGAAGGCATTGCAGGGTCTTCAAACGTTGCGGAAGGAACGCCCATCGAGGGGCCTGCTCCTGCAATAATTGGTTGCTTGCCAACTGGGTCAAAGCCCATGCTCTGACCGGGAGCAAATTGCTTATACATTGGCCGGCCAACCGGACGCACCCCATTCATTGGGCTTACCGTCATTGGCATAAGGGCGTTGCCTGTATCTTGCACCGTCACGTCCCCGAGCATCAATCGTGCTTGCGTGGCGGCATCCTGAGCCCGCAGGAAGTGGTCTTCAGCTATCTTGCGATTGGCTTCTGGCGTATCATCTCCCCAATTAGCTGTTTCCAAGGCGGCTTGCTCTGGAGTAATCAGCTTTTGAGCAATCCCATCGCTCAGAATCTTCACCATATCCTTGTGACCAAGATTCGGATTATTGAGCGCCGGGGCAAGAAGCTTCTGCATATTATCAAAATGTTGCACCGCAAGGCCAAGTTTTGTTGCTTCATTCTGAGTTTGGAGCAGCTTGTTTTGCTGCATCCCCGTAGCAAGACCAACAGCCTCAGTTGGTCCCTTCAATGGGTTTACTGGCTGAATCTGGCCATATATGGAGGTATCAACTGGCATATTTATACATAGCTCCCAGTATCGGGATTGAGCCAGCGAGTGCCGCTGCCCTGCTGTCCGTACATGCCGTTAATAAGGTTATTCGTGAGCAATGCCGATGGAACGGAACTGGCTGTATTGGCCACCGCGTTGCCCCCGGCAATGGCCGCTGCCCCCTGAGCATTGCCTGCGCCGATAGTATTGCTGCCAGCACCTACTGCCGCATTCTGGCCTATTTTGCTTGTCTCCAAGAGACGATTAAACTGGTTTCCATAGGTGGTATCGGCCAATCCGGTTACATAGCGAGATGCACCCTTCATTGCTGCGCCGGATTTAATCAGGCCACGCGCGCCGTAGGAATTATTCAGATTCTTAAGCCCTTGGTCGCGGGTGAAGGTATAGCCGGGGATGGATTCTAATTCTGTTTGCGGAACGCCGCCATTAAGCCCAAGAAGCTGCAAGAGCTTGCTGTTGGATTGATAGCCCCCCTCTACATAGGGTTGGATGAGTTCGTTGGCTTTATCTGCCGCCGCAGTTTGTGCCTTGGCTGCTTTTTTCGCGGCACTGTTTTGGGCTATGCCTCCTATTATTGCGCTGCCTACAATCGCCGCTCCCGTGCCTATTGCCATTATAGAATCCTTGTCATATTTGTCATGTTGGGATCGCTGACCTGAAAGCCAGCATTGAGTAATCTGCGGATAAGGCGCGGCACTCGAATGGAGGTAAATATAACCCCAATCTCTAGGCTTTTCGCATACTCTATCGCATCTTCTATTAGTATATCTGGGGCAGTTTTTCTTATCTCTTTGGGGGCGCTAGGATTGCTTACCATCCATTCCATCCACCCAAGTCTGGAGTTAGTTTTATATACCCACACCACTATTACTGGCACTTCGTTATAAAAAAGAATCCTGCCACCTCCGCCATTATCGGGGAGATAATCAAGCGGGATACGCGGCCATTTATGGGCATCCCACCACCCGCAAACTATCTCATAATCTGTTTTCGCGTTAAATTTCCGGATTGAAATCATCCGACAAAATACACCGTTGGGGTTGTTGCATAGGTAAGGACGGCCATATCTTGCATGGTAACGGGAATATACCCGCGCACGATGGTGGTGGTAAGCGTTACACCACTTCTAGTAATCGCCACCCGCACATACACGCCGCCATCAAAGTATAAATATCCATCACGCGGGGCAACGTAGGTATAAGGCGAACCCGAAGGAATGATCGCAACGTAATTTCCGCCCGTTCCACCTCCGCCTCCAGTGCGATTCCAGAGCGTAATCAGAAACTGAAACCACGGCTGATTGATATTGCCCGTTCCCAACTCCACGAAAGGAGAGCTAATTTGCGGAACCCCCGACCGCGTAGAAAATGTCATGTTGCGGCCATTTCAATATCAAGCCATGCACCGTTTAAAGCTGTTTTGGCAGGCATTGACCACGAGAGTTCATAAACTCTATCGCGGGAAAGCCCAAGCCTTCGGAACTGCACGTTAGTTAAATACTGCCCAGCGCCCCCCAAGGATTGCTCCATGCGGTTACTCCAGCTTGCGCCTTTATCATCACTCCACCTGAGCGATACGGTTGGGGGGTCTTCACTCCATTGTGTTTCAATCTCGCCTACATCCATATCTGCGATAAATTGGCGATGCACGATGCGCCGGTTATTTCCCCTTTTGGCATCATCCACAATTTGCGGGAACGAGCGTATCCGGCTAATAGGATTCCCAACATCTGTATAGGCGTTTAAATCCCATTCATAAAGAGTGCCATTCTCGAAATCCCCAACAATGTTTTTGTCGAATAAATACGCAGCGCAATTAACCCTGCTTCGATTCAAGCCACCGTCCGAATCCGTCCATGTTCTTTGATGCCAAAGCTGTGTAGTGCGGTCATACACCCATGTTTTATTTGCTGTCGGAAACGTGAGGACGTAAAATAAATGGCCTTCTTGCTGATAGGTGAATCCGATTGCATCGGAAACCACCCCATACGTCATAAATTCATTTTCAATCGCGTGTGTGGATATGCGGTTGGCTATGTAGCCAGCACCCTGCATTACGATTAGGTGGCCCTGCAAATCCTGTGAAAGCCAGTAGACAGATAAATCCGCCTTGGCAATCGAGTATTTGGCAACACATCCGTGTTCAATATACGCTCCGGGCTGAACCTGAAACGGAAAGTCTTCTGCGCCTGAATCAAACCATACTTCTGTATAAAGAGCGCCAATAAGCCAGATTTGTCGATAACTTGCTACCACCCCAACAATCGGATCCGGGAAGCCCTCTTTGGAGGCAAAATCCAGCGGGTCAAATCCTACGCCTGTGGTGAGCAGAGTAAAATCAACATTCGATAAGCTTATATAGAATTGGCCCGTTCCCGGCTTATTGAAAAGAAAATAAGTATCCAGCACATCTACGCGGTCTGCGCCGTAAAATCCATCCCCGTATATAATGCCAAAAGTATTCGGCCCCGCCAAATCAATCGCCCATCCTTGTGGGCTGCCATCCACAATTACCACCGCCAGCCCATTATCCGACATGGAAACCGGATTGGTTCCTGTGTTGATATACCCAAGCAAATTTACGGTTAAATCTGGGTTTACAGCATAGACTCTATTGCCAATAACGGCGTAGCCAGCCCCGTTTGAGGCTCGGTAAATACAGCGCACCCCGGCTTCAAAAGGAGCCGCGATATACTCCGTAAGCCCCGGCGTACAATAATGCGTCATCGGGACCGGAGAATCCTTCGGATTGCCCTCAGGATAGAGATTTACGCACCGCTGGGCATTGGCAATGATGCTTCTGGCCTGATACGCGCCACTATTCAGCAGGATGCGGGGCATTTTCTGCCGCCTTATCTTCGGACTCCGGTTTATCAAGCATTCCTAGCAAATGGTCTACGAGCTCAATCCCCGCATCTGCTTTCACAATAAGATTGACTGAATTCTGCCTGTCTGTTTCAAAAGCTTTCTTTTGTGATTCTAGGAAATCGCGCGTAATTTGCATGATTATTCCTAACTGTTCTGAGTGAATACAGGGATGTAGCCAGCCGCGCCATTTACGCGGATTTGCAGCACTTGTTGAGCAGCGCAATTATCTGCATCCCCAGCCGAACCAGCCGAAGTGCCAGCCGCAATATAAAGCGTTGAAGTATCCACCCCATCGAGATTCCAAAGAATCGGGACCTTCTTGGTATTGCTGTTCGTAAAGCGCTGATATGCCACAGTCGCCGGAACCGTTGCCGCATTATCCAGATCGCTATCCAACTGCTGCACTGCAAGCGTTCCGCCCGGACTTACACTCGCGCCAAGACCAAGCGTAAGGCGCTGTGCATTTCCAGCCCCAGAGATTGCGCCAGAAGCACCACTAACGCTAAGGGTGGTGTGCTGGCCATTTACCGTGCCGCCTACTGCTGCGGTGACGTTGTTGACCGTTGCAAATATACGGGAGGCTTCACCCGAACCGCCAACGCCAGAGAAATAGAGGCGCTTATATTCAAGTCGCGTATCGCCGGTGGTAGCCGTGCTATCCGCCCAAATACCGATTCCATTTTTGCCTGCTGTAGAGCCAAGCGCGATTGGTGATGCGGAGGTGCCGCCACCGGCAATAACTGCGGCTGTAGTTGGGGTAAGGCCAAATTGTAACACGCCTTCAATAATTGGATTATTTAATGGCTCAGAACCGCTATCCAGCGCGTTTACTGCGTTCTTGATGGCGTTGATATCTTCGCCCTTAATCAGGCGGAATCCAGTATCATATGATTGGAAAGTTAATAAGTCGGGCATGACGTTCTCCTATTAATAAGTGGTGTCAGAATAAATATTGTAAATTCCATGCCGAACCAGAGAGGTTGGCATGCTGAGTCTTGAAATCTGTGTATTCGCGCCACGGATGACGTTCAGGGCTTCGTCCGCCAAAGCCACAAGGCTGCGATCAATCGGAAGCTGGTAGGCCTGCCGCATCCGGATTGCTAAATTGTATTTTAATGCCGCCACATACTCGGGCGGCATATTCACATCCTGAACCAATGTGGCGAATGCTGGTAAATCCACCTTTAATGAGAGGTGAATTTCATAAATGTCCGCCTGCGGAACAGGCCACGGGTATAGAACGCCAGTTGGATAAGCCGAGTCATAATAAACATAGCTCGGGAACGAGGCGAGCTGCTTCAGTGCAATATCATTATAGATTTCCCGAGACTCGATAATCTCCAGCGGATAATCAACGTTATTCGGCGCTCCTAAAAGCTGTCGCAAAAATGCCGCCTCCAGCCTGTCTGGTCTGGCAACATCAAAATCCATACCAGCGCCAACTGTGTAGCTAACCGCGCCGGTGGAAACCTTCGATATATCTACCAATGTCCATACCAGCCACCGCTTGCGCCTCCATTGGGCAATCATATCGTTTAAATCAAGAAAGGCATCGTTCGTATCTTCGGCGTTCGCCGTTTGCCCCACGCCAAGAACCCCGGCCTTTTTTAATGATTGGGTGATAATCTCAAGGGGATTTGTCATAATAAATGGGGAGGGTTTTTATGCCCTCCCCAAGCCTCTGCTATACAGCATCGGCAATAATGCACGCCCACTCTGGCCGCACATACAGATATCCAAAGAGAATATCCAAGCGCGTTGGGAGCTGGTCAGTCGCAATCAGGTACTGGCTAACCATACGCATTGAAAGGCCATCCATCTGGTGACGCGCAGACTGTGCAACGCCATCAGGCATTTTGAGGTCAGCCGTTACCATCGTAATTGCATCACGCGCAAACGCGATGTTCTTGCGGTAGGTGGTGTTAGCCGGAGTGACAAGAGCCATTGCCGCGCCATCAATAGGCGAAGAATCAACGGTCTGATACTGCACTGGATTGCCGCCAACCGGAGGAATGAGCGCCGGATAGATGGGAATCGAGGTTGCACCCGTGGTAACATCCGCAGTCACTACAAACTGCCGCAGTTCGCCGGTGGTTACTTTCGTAATCCGGTTGACTGCATTCACGCCTTCAAAGGTGATAATATCGCCTTTTGCCAGCGTACCCGTGATGGCATTTACCAAAATAGTCGTCCCGGTTTGGCTTCCGCCGTTTACCGTGCCGCCCGCGCTAAATGTACCAGACGTGTGCTTGATGATCGTGGGGTCTTCCATCCATTTAAAGCCCACCGCCTCGTACATCTGGCCTGTTTCATACTGCTTAGAAATCGCAGAAGAAGGATTCAGAAGGCCCGACAATGTGCCAACCGCACGAGCCATAGTAATTGGGTCGTTTACGATTTTACGCATCGTTTTGCTACCGGCTGGGGTAGAATTCAACGTAAGAATCGCGCCAGCATTCAGGTAGGTTTGCAGAACCGGACTTTGGATAGTGTTATTCGTTCCGGCATTATAGGTCAGGTTACATACGCCGCCTTCGCTACCCTCCATAATCGTGGCGGCCACGTTACCAGCAAGGTTGTTCACCATGGGCGCAAGGATAATCTCAGAGAAATCCTGCAACTGCATGGTAAGCTCAACCGAATTAAACGATACATCCACATGTCGCTGCGTTGCCACGGTTAAAACGGTGCGCTGCTCTGCCGTGCTTTGAACGGAAAGAGCAGGGCCATTCGCTACCGTATAATCGTTTGGCAGGCGAATGCGCAGGCTTGTACCAATCTGAGCGCCGTCTTTTGCAAACTGGTTATCATATTGGGTGTTAATGTTCTGGATAAAAGCATTGCTGTTAGACCAGAGTTTGACCGCCTCGCGGGTGATCATATCAATAGTAAGAAGTGAGTTAGCCATTTTAGGCCTCCATTAAAAGGAATGGTTACGCAGTCATGCGTTACCGAGCGCCTTGCCTAAGGGCATTTTGGTTTAGAGGCGATATAGGCTACCGACTCTTTTGATTATCCGACCAAATCACATAATCTTTCATGGACATATTCGGGTCATAACGGGATGAACCGCCACCACCGGATGACTTGCCATCTATGGGCCTGATCGGTGCTGCCGCCTTAGAAATAGGCTTCTGGGCTGCTGGCTTAGAAAGACTCGCCTCTAAGCGTACAATTTCCCGCGCCTGCTTCGTGGGTGGAAGCTGGGCAATACGCAAAGCCTCTTCTGGATTTTGACCAAGATGGTAGATAAGTTTATGACTCTCGGGAGAGTCCGTAACTGTTTCGAGAAAATCACCATGCATCACCCCGGCTGTGCCAAGGGTCTTCACGGCATCATCGAAATCAGAATACTCACTCTTTCCCGCATCATAAACGGCATCACATTTGCGATTGAACTCACGTAGATTTGCCTTTTGCTCTGCCAGTCGGTCTATATCCGCCTGAGTATAAGATTTGCCGGATTCATCGGTTATGGGCTTTTCTTCCCGCAACCTAGCTTCCGCCGCCTCTGCTCTTCGTATGGCCTCGTGTTTCTCTGCTGTCACCTGATTTATGCGCGTTTGGAACCATGGCGTTTTCTTGGGCTCTGCTTTTGCAGGATCCTTACCGTCGCCGGATTCTTCCGCGTTATCTTGTTGCTGGTCCGCAGTTTGCTCATTGCCTGATTCCTGAGCGTTTTCTATTGCAGGCTGTTGCACAGTTTCGGATTGCTCCGCGCCCTGAGTGGCGTTTGTTTCTTCAGTCATAAAGCTCCATAAGGATAATCGCACCGGAACCGCCGGGACGGATTGCCACTCCTATAAGTGGAATTAGTTTAAGCCCCTACTTTGGCTTGCCGGAAGCGTGCGATCTAAAAGCAGCGCATCCAAAATTACTTCTTTCTGGTCATCGGGGTACGACTTGGTAAGCATATCAGCAAGAACGCTGCGCGCTTGCCCAACAAACTCATTCCAGTGGGCCTCAATATACCTATTCTGATTTGGATATGCCTTGTAGAACCAGTCCATTCCAGCGGCCACTTCATAGTGACACCCGGCCATCTCAATAGCTATTTTACGCACCAATTCATGACAGAGAGCTGGCTGTTTCTTGGGCTTCGTTTTGACTAGATGCATTCTGTACTTCCGGTTCGGGTTTCAAACTAATTTTCTGCTCTTCCATCATGACATCATGGAGCATTGTGGCCTTATCTTTGGGTGTCACCACGATATGATTGAAAAGAACATCTAACCGATCTGTAATGGCCTTATATTCATTCACGTCTTTATCGGCTGCCTTCGCCTTAACTTCCAAGCGAGTTGCCGCCAGCTCCTCTAGCGCCTTCGATAGCGCCCCCTGCATGGCCTGCACTTGCGCCTGCGCCTGCGCCACTTCGGGATTCGCTCCCTCGCCAAGTGCCTGAGGCGGAATCATATTATGCAGCCGCTCCGCTATCTTGTCGGCATTCGGGAAGTCGGCGCTCTTAAAGAGCAAATCACCAATAACAGGCATTAGCTCTGGCGCTTCTTTAATGGTCTGCACCAACGCGTTAAACTCTTCCTGTTTGCGGGTGGCATAGGCTGGCCCTACATCTGCCACAACATCATATTGCCCCACATTGGGATTGAAGATTGCGGAGACATTATTCTTTTCCTTCTCGGCTTCCGCTATCTGCTGATGAGCCTCTTCGCTCTCGGGATCTAGCTGTATCGTAGATTCTGAGCCGTCTTCCGCCATGATGCGTATAATGCGTGGCGTGTCATAAATTTTAGGAATCAAATCAATTAATATCTTGCCCGTAAATCGAATTCCTATCGCCTGATTATCCGTAAAGTGGAAAACCGCGTCATCGCCCTGATGCTCCCTTGCATCGATGGCCTTACCAGAAGTCTCGTTAGATTTACGTCCGAAATTAGCCTCATACTGGCCGCTCGCCATCATCATCTGGGCATCTGCGGTAGTCATGCCCTCCATGTAGATGGTCGCACCCTGCGGAGGGACCTGTCTTGCGGGCGCAGGAATCAGGGACCCATCATCTCGCATGCTATTATAAATCAATACAGATAAGTTCGTTGTATTGGCGCTATTCCAGTAGGTCTCATAACCCTCAATTGCTTCAGCGGGTGCAATATAGGGAGACTTGCTCTGTAGTGCGCCGTATTCAACCGAGGCCGAAGCGTTGTAATTATACATGCGCTGCGGGTCTTTAAGCGCCCTCGTGTGGCCTTTCCTGTCCATCTGGCCATCAATGATGGTTTCTTCGCCAATCACGCGCACGATCGGTATGTATTTTCCCGGCCACGGCTTGCGGTCTATGATTTCTGAGCCAGCAATTAAGAACCACTCGATCTCCGGAGTGATAATGTCTCGGCTTCTTACGCCATCTCCGTCCTTAATGTACTTCCGCATCGCTGGCGCTATCAGGCTTTTACGAATGTAGGTAATTTCCCCGTTTTCTGGGTTTTCAATGGCAACCAGCTTGTCTTTTTTCTCAGTGCGGCGGTAGTATTCCGCCACTCGAATGTGGTCTTTAGTAAGCCAATTGTCAGTATTCCCAAGCGCCGTTTGCGATGCAATGTGCGCGGATTCGGGATACTTTTTAATAAATTCTTCGTTTGGTATATCATCAAAGATAAACCCATAACGCGCATCGGACCCATCTTGCTCAGAGATATCCATATCCAGATAAACGCTGAGTGTATTCTTAATGCGCCGAATGAATATCTCTTGGTCAAACGTATCCTCGTTGGCATAATCCGTAATCACGCGCCAATAACCAATGCCGCCCTTAACCTGATAATTGGAAGCCGTATCATATGCCACCTGAGCATTGGAATTATACTCAATGTGACGCACCACGCCTTCATAAATCTGGGCGGATTCAAAAGTTGCACCGCCTCCGGTGGGCCGCACTTTCACGCTCGGCTTATTCTTCTTCATATCGTTTATGATTTGAAGATTATGCTGCCGCGTTTTATTAACGGTCAAGCATGGGCGCTGGCCTCTGTCTTGAAGGATATTCGATGGCCATTGATAGCCATTGTCGCTATCGGCTTCTGCAAACTTCAGGTCGTTTTTAAAGCGGGAACGTGCATCCGCCTCCCATTCCTCACAGCGCCGGAAGCGCTGCTTGGCCTCCAGTATAATTTTCTCATCGCCCTCAAGCCCTTCTAATGCGGCTTGGTCTGTATCAATCATGTAATCCCTCGCATGGCAGATCGAATCCTCTCTGCCCGCGCAACATTATTGGGATTCAAACATGCAGCTTTAAATTGTTGAATGGCCTCCTGCTGGATGGCCTCAATGTCTCTTGCCGATACCCCGCCGCTGGATCCAAACACCCCCTTAAGGTGGATTGCCCATTCATGCGGCGACTTGTTATCTGATTTCATTTGTAATTCCATTTTACAGCCTTCCCTGCGGCAAAAAGCGTAATGGCAGTTTCATAGCTCACAAAATAAACGGCGTTATTCTCAAACCAGCGCGTAAGGCCCCCGCCATCTCTTGCGCGGCATGAATCCGTAATGCGTATTCTCATGCGCCCATCCATGATGCTCCTCCAGAATTAGGAAGGTAAATTTGTTTTGGTCTAGGGTTGTAGGGTGTCTTGGTATGTTGCTCTTTTAGGCTCATTGCCAGATATCGAAAGCCATCGGCTGCATCTGAATAGCCATCATGCAGCGGGGTCTTGCTGAACAATCCAGTGTCAGGGTCAACATCATAGCGGTAATGTTTTAAAGCCTGTATCCCATCGGCGCATTTCTCTTCATCAAACCAGCAATTTGGAAATATCGTGCGCGCTGCGTTAATGCCAATCTCCACGTCTACGCGAGGCAGAATCCGCACCGTGCACCCAGCAGAACGCATCAGGTCGGCAACACTGCGCCCATTCGAGCCAAGAGTTCCGCTATCAGCGTCATGAGGTAAATAATCGGTTCCATAGAGATATCCCTTAGTCTGCATCTGTTGCAGGAAGTGGGATATGGTCTTTTGGCTGTCCTGCATGAAATCCAGAACGCGGTACTGCATGCCTACTGCCTGAGCAAACCAGATAGAGGTATGGTCGCGCCATCCCAAATCCCAGAACCTATGCACGGGCTTTGAGCAATCGTATGGCACTTTGGTAATCCGGCCATCCAAGATTGCATCGCGCATTTCCTTGGCGTAGATAGCCCCCTCCAGCATGGAGCGGCAATGGCCTTCCCATACATTCAGATATGCATCGGTATCGCGCAGCTTGAGGAAGTCCTTCTCTTCCCGCAACACCTCTGGAAACCAAGGATTATCAGACCAATTAACTTTTTCAACCACTGCGGTATCGGGAGGCGTAAGCACAAAACGCTTATAAGTCTCGTCCGTTTCTAGCTCTGGGTTAAAAGAAATCCATATCTCTGAATTCTCTTTGCGGATGGTGGGGACCAGAACATCCCATGATGCCCTTGATACACTTTGGGCTTCTTCGACCCAGCATATATCAACGCCCTCATAGGACTTCATATTGCTTACGTTATGGCGGATGCCAACAAATGAAAACTCTGTGCCGTTCTTTCCGCGAATACTGGACTGCAATATCTCGTAAAAACCTTGTAGACCAAGTGTTTTAATCTGATCTGCAAGAAGCTTATGAACCGACTCGCTAATGGATTTCTGAAACTCACGCGCACACAGAATCCTTAGCGGCCTTTGAGCCCCCATGATAAGCAGTACGCGTGCTATAGCCCATGATTTGCCGCCACCCCTTCCGCCATATGCAACCTTATATCGTGATGGCCTGAATAAGAACCTGAGCTTTTCAGGAAACTCAGCCCTTACTGTCTGGGGTTGCGCCGACAAATGACACCTCGATACCTGTTATCTGGACGGGTCCACCATCCTTGCCAACCACCTCAGTTGTGGTTTTATCGCCATACCTCTTCGGCTTCAGCTTGCCGGCCATACGCATCCGGGTATCAATCTGAAGTTTTGCGCGCTGAATGGCAGAATGTTTAATAACAGCCTTCCCGCCCTCGCCATGATTATCCTCAGAAGTAAGGAAGCCTATATCATCTGTCGCATTATCTGCTATCTGCAAACATTCATCAAAAATAATATCGGCTTGGGTCTCGCGGGCGCGCAGGTATTTGGCAAGAAACTCTGCAAACTCAGGAAACTCCTCGGCTTTATGCTCCCCCTTTGCCAACCAGTTAATGACCGTAGTGATGGAGGGAATCTCTTCGACTGAAGCGCAAATGCTATTCAGGCTTTTTCCGCTGGCAAGCAATGAGCAAATGAGGTCACCCAATTCTGGCGTATAGTCAGATGGGCGACCCATTAATTAAACTCCCAATACCACAACTGGCGTAGCTGCGTTTAGAATGAGAGCGCCGCCTGCCGTGAAGGTTGTTGGTAGAGCTCCATAGGTTCCTGCTACCGAAATGCCGGTTGCTGCCTGACCCGAGGTTGCAAGCGCATGGGCCGCAGTATCAGATCCGAGTTGTGCATTGGTGGCAACGCCATAGTTTGCAGTAATGCCGGTGACGCTTGGGAAGGTGCCAGATGCCGTGAAGATGGTTGCAATCCAGTACCAGCCGGGAACGAGCTCAGTAGCTACGCTGGATTTTGTAACAACCGTTGTGCTGGTGAGGCCGGAAACTGCGCCTGAATCATAAATCAGATCGCTCGGATAGCCTGCGCTGTCTTTATAAAGACCGACATGGCAAGCACCACCTGTTTGGCCAGTGGTTACACCTACATTCAGCGTGGATATGGTGATGGTGTTGGGAATGTAAATCGGATAGGCATAAAGCGTCCCAGTTACGGTTAAGACTGCCACTGGAGTTGTGCCTTGTGGCAGGCCATAGAAGCGCCCGGTCACGAGGGGAAGGTTGCCGCCCATTACGGCGGCGAGTCCTGCGGGGGTCATTGCGCCGGATGCTGGGTTGATACCATCATCATCGGGAACATCGCATGCAAGACGCTCAAGCATTGTGAGGGGGGTGATTTCCGGCATGCCGGGTGTAAAAACTCCAATATTCTGGGCCATTTGATAATCTCCTATGTGTGATTTTAGACAACAAAAAACCCGCCCAGTTTCCCGAGGCGGGGTATTTAATGCGCAGTGGTTGATTATTTTTTTAATGTACCATCGAGTGTGCAGTCGGTCAAGGGGTTAATTCAGCCCCGCAAATTTCCTCAAATCGTCCAACACAACGCGCAGCATATTTCCGGCTTGGTCGCGTACCAGATGATGCTTCTTTTCGATTTCCTTAAACGTGATGCCACTCCCGCAAATTTCCATTAGCACGTCCACGCCTTTTTTTCCATAGGTTCCGCGAATGACAAGCGTGGACTTGATGGAAATATACTCGCGCTTTTTATCCAGAATGTAGTTTTGGTAATCAGCAGCTACGTCTGGAGGAGTTGTGGAGCTAGAGCCGCATCCTGTTAGGAATTTACTCCAATCCAGCATCGCGGCTTTATTAGGGCGCTCCTCTGATATGATGTAAAGGCCAACGAAGTATCTGCCGGCCTCAAGGCGATGCTTGGCCTCCGTGGGGTCATTTCCTAGCTTTCCCCGGTCGTGTAACCATTCTATGGGCTGCACTACGGAGAAGCGCTTGCCGGTGTTGCGAATGCCAAGCGAGTGATTGGCGCGTTCCTGTGTGGGGGCTATTTCAATTCGCTGCATAATCACCACTCTCCCTTAATCCATTGCATGAGGGTGACGGGTTTGTGAGTGACGTGATATCCCCTAATTATATTGGTATATTCTCTGCGTTCCCAAGCTGTCCGAAATATTAATATCTTTTCTGGGCGTTCAGGAATAGCTGACTCAATGTGGCGCACTCCTTCTTGACAAAATATTGGCAAAAAAATCTTCTCTGATTTAACTCTACGCACAGTCACCTTCCAAAGACGGAATATCTTCATGCTGGGGCTCCTACTGATTCATAAGTCAATTCAAAGATATCCGATTTGCAGGGATAGAACTCACCTTTAACCCCCCTAATGATGTAATCGCCATGACGAGCAAGCATATCGCCCTCTAGTGTTTCAATAATTAAATCAGGAACAATAAGCCCCTTTTTAACTAATTTTATTTTAGGAGATAATTCTAGAATTTCGGCAATGTTCCCGCCAATTTTTCCATTAATTTTTAGCGCCTCAACAACCACAGACTTTTTGCGATATTTATCCATCACCCCCCCATTATCTTCTCAAACTGCTTCTTATCCCCGCACTCCAGCCTCGATAGGCGTTCTTGCAAAGGCCTCACTTCTCTGGAAATCCCACGCTCTATAAGCAACTGGATCAAGTCGTATTGCTCTTGTGTGATGGGCTGGGTCATGCGGTTGCCTCATGCTCTTTCTGGAATGCCGGATTCCTGTTCATGCTGTAGTTCTTTCTGGCAAGCTGGCTTGTCATCGCCTTCATGACACTGGCAAAATAAGCCTGTGAATAGCGATAATCCTCTGGGGTTGGGGTATAGCTATCAATCCTGAAGTTTTCAGCTTCCCAGCGGGATTTCATTTCAGAAAATGCGGCCTTCCATTGCTCCATGCCAAGGCCACTGGCATATTCCTGGAGCGCGGGCTGAACCACGTCTCGGATAAATTTCATGGGGTATGGCGTATAAGGCTCATCCTCCCGCGGCTTGACGTTGACTATCCCCTCCGGCTTTCGAGGCGCGGCATTTATAATCTCGGCAACCGTTGGCTTTTTTTTGCTACTGCGAACAATATCCCTAGCCGCCGTCATTAAATCATTTTGCGATCTGTTTTGCAGATTTTCATACAGGAATTTCTCTTGGTGCTCCGTAAATGTCCACCCGCCCCAATTCTGTAGATTGGTTATAAAAACATGATGGAATTCAATTGGCGACATTTCTCATCTCCTCGTTTTCCCACCAGTGCTTGGCAGTGGTTTGTTGGCTAGCTTCAAAAATCTTGGTGATGTTGTCTGGGCGTAAGGCCCAATCGATGTTTGCTTTCCAGCTCCGCTCATTCTCGCCACGATGGAAATTTGACTTCGATACGATTCCGCAGAAGTCTCTCCAGCGCTGCATGTCCCGCTTCATTTCCGAGTTCCATCGAGTTTTGAGCGTTATCCTGCGTTTTTTGGTGATCTCCGCCTTTGGCAATCCCACCCCGCCACACACTTCATTCCAAACTGAAAGAATTTCTTGAGCAGGACATGCGTCGTCCGCACTGCGACGACAAGAGTCTTTAGACTCTAATTCAGGATTCAGAGAATCAGGATTCAGAGAATCAGGGGGTTGCGGTTGCGGAATATCTTGGCTTGAAGAAGGGCTTTTCCGCAACTCGGTATTTATATGAGGCGGATGAATGCTTTCCTTTTCCGAGAAATGTGGGCTTTGATGCTCCTTAAATCCGAGAATTTGTATGTATTTAACGCCGTCTATTTCGTAGCGCTTTATGTGCCCGTGGGCGTGTAGTTCCGCGAGCAAGGGGTCTACTTCCACGGAGTCGGCCGGGAAAATCTCCATCTTAATCTGCTTAGGCTTATCCAGAAGACGGCCTTCACGGTCGGCAAGCATCCACAGGCCGGGGGCTAGAAGCCGCGCCCATATAGAGCATTCAACCAATTTTTCATCTTTATAAAATCCCGGCTTTATATTTCTTGCTCTCATACACCCACCTCAATCTTCCATTC